GTTGGTTGGTTGTCCGCGCAGATAAACGAAATGCGCCGGCAGCAGGACCGTGACGAACTTGATGACGAGGAAGCATTGCTGCTTTTAATCTGATGCCGCTATATGACGCCATGTGCCAAACCTGCGGGAAGGTTCTGGAGTATTACCAGTCTGCCGCTAACTGCCACGACACGCCCATGTGCTGCGGGCAGAAGTCGCAGAAAGCCATCCTGACGGCACCCTTCGGGATTGTCGATATTCCGGCCTATGTCTCCCCGACTTCCGGCAAGTGGATCAACTCACGCCGTGAGCGCAACGAGGACATGAAAGCGTCCGATGCCCGTCCGTGGGAGGGTTTGGAAGCAGAGAAGAAGGAAGCCGCACGACAGAAAGCGTATCTGGAGCAGAAAGAGGACGCCGCACTAACCAAAGCGGCAGAGACAGCATTTGCACAACTGGAACCCGAGAAGCGCAGGGTTCTTGAGCAAGCGGTGGCATAACCCTCCTGCAAGGGTCATCGGGTCCGTCGAGAGACGCCCCATAGCGGAAGCAGGCAATTCCGTTATCTGACGAGGTAATCATGGCAGACCAACTTGACGAGGATACCCCCGTCGAAGACGTAGCACAGGAAGCAGAACAAGAAGCGCCATCGATGGATGACACGATTCGCAAGACGCTTGCGGAGATTGAATCCAGAGGCTCACAGGATGAGCCAGAAACCGAAGAACAAAAGGCAGAGCGCGCCCGAGACGAAAAGGGACGCTTTGCCGCCAAGGAAGCGGCGCAGGAGCAAAAGCCGGAACCAGTGCAGGAATCGCCTGCACAGGCTCAACCTGATCCTGTCGCCGCGCCGATTACCGTACCGCCTGAAGTGCAGCGCCTGGGGCTTCGCAAAGACGAAGCAGAGGCGTTTGCACAGGCATCGGAGCAAGTCAAAGCCGCGTTTATCCGGCGCTCCGAGGAAATGCATCGCGGCATTGAGCAGTTCCGCGAAAAAGCAAATTTCGGGGATCAGATGACGCAAGCCATCCAGCCCTACGCGCAAACCATTCAATCGCTCGGCGTTCATCCTGCCGTAGCGGTGCAGAAACTGATGGCGGCAGATCACAGCCTTCGCTACGGCTCGCCCGAGCAGAAGATGCAGATGATCGCCACCATCGCCAGAGATTACGGCGTCGACCTGTCGGGGGGCATTCCAGAAGCCCCGAGGGTCGATCCGAATGTGTCTGCCCTACAGCAGCAAGTACAGCAGCTAACGGGGTGGATTCAGGAGCAGAAGCACGGAGAAGAACGCAGGCAGTTGGAAACGCTCAACAGCGAAATACACCGCTTTGCATCCGATCCGGCGAACAAACACTTTGAAGCGGTGAAGCAGGACATGGCCGGCCTCCTACAGGCGGGCATCGTGCAGACCCTTCAGGAAGCCTATGACCGTGCGGTCTATGCCAATCCAGCAACTCGCGCCCAGGTACTTGCCGAACAGCAAGCGCAAGCGGAAGCGAAACGGAAAGCAGACATCGCGGCCAAGGCCCAAGAAGCCAAGCGTGCAGCGGCGGTGAATGTGTCCCGAAGGGGATCACAGCCAGCCAAAAAGCCGCTTGGCACTATGGAAGATACGATCAGAGCAGAAGCCGAGCGACTCGGTGTGCTCTAACTGAAAGGAAAACATCATGGCCTCTCCCGGTCAATCCACGCTGTTCAATACGTTCACCGAACTGGTGAGCACCACGTACCGCAATCACTCCAAAGAGGTTGCGGATAACATGTCATACCACAATGCCCTGTACCGCCGTCTGAGCGAGAAAGGCAAGATTCGATTGGAAGACGGCGGCCTGTCGATCGTTCAACCGCTCGACTACGCGCAGAACTCGACCTACCAGCGTTACAGCGGTTTCGACGTTCTGAACGTCAGCGCCTCGGACGTTATCACGGCGGCTGAGTTTGCATGGAAGCAGGTTGCGGTGAACGTCGCCGCCTCCGGTCTGGAAATCCGTACCAACTCGGGCGGCAACCGGATCATCAACTTCGTCAAGACGAAGATCAAGAACGCCCAGCGCACGATGGCTAACGGCATGTCAGGCGACCTGTACTCGACCGGCTCCGCGTCGAACCAGATCGGTGGCATTCAGTTGATCGTTGCTGACGCTGGCACGGGTACGGTGGGCGGTATCGACTCCGGCACCTACACCTTCTGGCAGAACCAAGTGCGCGATGCATCGGACAACAGCGTTACCGTTTCGGCGGCGACGATTGAGGCCGGCATGATGCTGCCGCTGTGGATTGCCTGTACTCGCGGCGGCGACACTCCGGACCTGATCGTCATGGACCCCGTGTATTTCGCCTACTACGAGGCCAGCCAGTCCAGCCTGAAGCGTTACGCCCCCTCCGATACCGGCCAGGGCGGTATGGTGAGCATGAAGTACAAGACTGCCGATGTGTTCTACGACACCACGGCGTCGGGTATTTCGGCCTCGCACATGTACTTCCTAAATACCGATTTCTTGGAATTGGTAGCGCATCAGGACGCGAACATGGAAATCATGCCGGAACTGCGCTCGGTGAATCAGGACGCACTCGTTATCCCGATTCTGTTCCAGGGCAACCTGGTGTGTTCCAACCGCGCCCGTCAAGGCGTCGGCAAGGCTTAAGGAGAAAAACATGGCCTATTCACTTACGTCGAACTACGTCGGCGCTCCCGTCATCACCGACACCGACACGACCAAGAAAGTGCCGCTCGGCACCATCGTTCGTGCTTACGATCCCACCTACGGCGAAGGCGAGTTCATTTACCTGCTGGGCGTGGCATCGACCGAAGTCGGCTCGGTGGTCAAGTATGACGCTACCACTTGGCAGACCACGCTGCTTACCGTTTCCAACGGCAAGAACAAGGGTCTTCCGGTGGCTATCGCCATGTCTGCGAACCTCGCCAGCAATTACGGTTGGTATCAGATCAGCGGCAATGCCGTTGTGAAGAAAACTACGGTGGCAGTAACGCCGCAGGTTCCGGTGTTCATCTCCGCTACTACTGGACGCATCAAGGTTCTTGCTTCAGCCGGCCAGCAGATTCTTGGCGCGACTACGGCGAACCTGACAACGGTTGTCACCACGACTTCGACGGTTGTGGTAGCGATCAATCGGCCCCATACCCAGGGCCAGATCACCTAATCGGTGTGTTTTACCTGCCCCTTTCACAAGAGGGGGCAGGCTAAAGCAAACCGCTTTCAGGAGGACATGTGATTGACCCTACCGCGACACACTTAACAGTGTGGCAGGCGCTGTTTGACCAATACCCGATAAATACCGTGTTGGAGTTTGGTTGCGGGCTGTATTCCACAACTGAATTTCTGAAGCGGGGTTGCGACCTGACATCAATTGAAATGCAGTCTGAAGACTGGTTCAGTTCGATCAAGCGCGAGCATCCGAAGCTTGACTTGCGGTTGTCTCTCGGGCCGATGGAGTGGATGAAAGAACCTCTCAAGGACAGGTATGACCTGATCTTTGTCGATGGGCATGGAGACTCCAGGCCGGAGTGCATGATGTGGGCCAGGGACCGTGCAAACATCATTGTGGCGCATGACACGGAGCATCCGTATTATGGGTGGGAACGCGCCAACATGGACGGGTTTATCAAGACCGTCCATAGCGGTGAAGGACCGTGGACAACGGTATGGGTCAAGGCATGAAGGTTAGCTTGATCCTGCCGTATTGGGACAGGCAGGAAGCCGCAGATAAAGCCTTTCAGTTGTTGGATAAGCAGTACGCTTACCTGCACATGGAAGTCATTGTGGTGGATGACGGCAACAAGGTTCCGTTCGTAGTGCCGAAGACGCGGCTAGATGTTCGCGTAGTTCGATTGCCACAGAAGAAGGAACCGACACCACAAAGCAAGGCGTGGAATGCCGGCGTAGAAGCTGCCGAAGGTGAAATTATCGTTTTGTCGTGCGTTGAAGTGCTGCACGAAACGAACGTAATTGAACCGATGATTGCCGAGCTTTTCCGGATGGGGAAGATGGGCTATGTCATGGCCTCCGCGTGGTGTCCGGAGGAAGGTAAGTGGCACTGCCATAGTACGGAGCAGATCCCGACCTGCCCAAAGGGAACAGGGCCGGCGTTTTGCGCAATGATGTTCAAAGACACGTTCAACCTCGCTGGCGGGTTCGATGAGGAATACCACGCTGGCGCAGGGTATGAGGACAAAGACTGGATTCAGCGGTTAGTCAAGATCGGGGCAGACTTCAAAATCCGCGACGATCTGAAAGTGATACACCCGAAATCTGGAGCGACGATCCGATGGAAGCCGGAAGGCTTTGCACGCAACCGTGAGCTTTACCTGAAGAAATGGCCGCATCTGGCGCAGCGGGTTACTTTTGTCTGCTTGAAAGCCGGAGATGCCTACGGTCCGGAGTACGTCAATATCCTGTTTGACATGGTCAACCGGAATTTGACCGCTGGGACGCCAGGGCAATTTGTCTGCATCACTGACAATCCAGAAGGGCTGAACGAAGGAATCGGAATTATCCCGCTGCCTGATGACTTGGAAACGTGGTGGGGCAAGCTTTACATGTTCAAGCGGGGGCTGTTCCCCGATGGTGAGCGGTGCATTTTCCTCGACCTTGATACCGTTATCGTTTCGTCGCTGGACGAAATCATCAAGTACCGAGGGCAGTTCGCCACGCTGAAAGACTTTTACTACCCGAACCGAGTAGGGCCGGCCATCATCATGTGGGAAGCCGGAGATTTTGCATCGTACATTTGGGAAGCGTGGGTGTCTGAAGGCAAGCCGCGGCACCCGATGGGCGATTTGTGGTGGATTAACAATCTTGACCAAGGCCGATTCCCCAAGGACATCGACAAGCTGCAAGACGTATTCCCGAAGAAGTTTGTATCCTACAAGGCCGATTGCCGGCCATACCCGCCAGAAGGGGCGGCGGTAGTCTGCTTCCACGGACAGCCGAAGCCGGAGAACTGCGGCGCGGAGTGGGTAGCACAGACATGGAAGGTTGGCGGTGGATCGTTTGCCGAGCTTGAAGCAATCGCCAACACAGCCAAGGAAATGGTTGCCGAGCATGTCCGGTCATCGTCTGCACTGGCGATCCCGTGGCTGGAAATGCAACTGACGCACGATGAGCAAGTAGTGATTGTGGGCGGCGGGCCTTCGGTTGAACAGACGCTGCCGGAAATACTGTGGCGCAAGTCGATAGGCCAGTCGGTGTATGCCGTGAATGGTTCAGCCAAATGGCTCAACGATCACGGAATCATTCCGGACGCGCAGATCATCATTGATGCACAGCCGCACAATCTGCGGTTCATCAAGGAAGCAAAAGCAAAAAGACGCTTTCTGGCGTCACAGTGCCATCCGAGCCTGTTTGATACTAAAAACGTCACGCTGTTTCATATGAACACGGAAGGCATTCTTGATGCGATTCCGGAGAACGACAAGCCGCTGAACCTGATCAGTTCAGGCACAACGGTATCACTTGCGGCGATGGCGATTGCTTACACGCAGGGCTTCAGAAGCATGCATCTGCACGGCTTTGATTCGTCTTTTGAAGAAAAACACCATGCCTACCAGCAGACGGAAAACGACAAAGACGCCGTGCTGGATGTCTCAGTGTATGACAGGGCATTCAAAGCCGCGCCGTGGATGGTGAAGCAAGCGCAGGAATTTCAGGTTTTAGCCTCGCAACTGGCCGATGCGGGGTGCGTTGTAACCGTGGCCGGCGATGGACTCTTACCGTTCATCGCACATTGCATGTCCTCTACAGGAGAAATAAATGGTATCCCTAGCGCAAGCCCGCCCGCCGTTTGTTGAATTTGAACTCGTCGCCGTCCATGACACCGCAAAGAGCCTGGAACTCGGCTACCGCGTTACCAAGGATGTCGAATACGCCAAGGTTATGCAGCCTGGAAGTCGTGATGTTCTGGTCATCAAGGCAAAAGACTGGCTGGAGCAGATCAAGAACAAAGTGCTGTCGGACGCGCACGATGCCTTCCCGCAGGAATGGGTAAATCAGTATTTCGCCAAGTACGAGGCATGGAAAGCCGGCATGGATGCTCCGGTCAATGGAACTCATGTCAAGGAATGGCCGCAACTGTCGCCGGCACAGGTAAAGAACCTCATTGCGCTGCACATCGTCACCGTTGAGGACGTTGCCGCCATGACCGAGGAAGCGATGGGACGTTTCGGCATGGGTGGGCGCGAACTGCGGGATCAGGCGCGGGAATGGTTGGCAAAGCGAGAGCTTGCTGCCTCCGCTCTGGTGGAAAACGAACGGCTCAAGGAACAGATTGCTGCGCTCACCACGCGGCTGGAAGAACTGGAAGCGGACAAGCCCAAGCGAGGCCGGCCCGCAAAAGAACTGCAAGCCGCCTAGAGCGGCTTTTTTAACGCCCAAGGATTGCCATGACCTGTCTTTCAATCGTTCAATCTGTATGTAAGCGGGTAGGGCTTTCCTCGCCATCCGTGGCTGTCGGCTCGACCGATGTGCAGATATTGCAGATTGTCGAACTGGCGAACGAAGCAGGGCAGGAAACGGCCAGGCGTTATCCGTGGTCTGGGCTTCTGAACGTAGGGAACTACACCACGGTCGCAACGGAGTCGCAGGGAAGCATTGACACGATTGCGCCAGGTCTGGACTACATCATCAACGACACGATCTGGAACCGGACTTTGCGCCGGCCTGTGTTTGGTCCCAAGACCCCGCAAGGATGGGAGCAGCAAAAGGCATTTGCCATCAATGGTCCGTGGTCATCGTACCGGATCATCGCCGGCACGCTCGGCATGTTCCCTGTTCCGGAAGCGGGGCAGTCCTGCTATTTCGAGTTCATCTCTAAGAATTGGGTCACTGTTGCGGCAGACGCATCAACCTCGGCCACATGGACCGCTGATGCCGACACTCCGAAGCTCGACAATAACCTGTTGGTGCTTGACACCATCTGGCGGTGGAAAGCCGCAAAAGGTCTGGATTACTCGGAAGACTTCAACAAGGCCGAAACGCTGAAGCTTGACTTGATGGCAAGGGATGGCGGCAAGGATGTGCTGAACCTGACGAACACCCGCTATGACATATTTCCTGGGGTTGTTGTCCCTGCGGGATCGTGGAATCTATGAGGACTGCGGCAAAGCCTTTGCGTCGGGCAAAACAGCCTGGGACGGCATCGGTTCCCGCTCCGGTTGGCGGGTGGAACGCCCGCGATGCGCTGTCCGACATGGATGCAAAGGACGCCATCACACTGGAAAACATGTGGCCGCTGCCGTCCGATGTGATGCTCCGCAAGGGGTATTCGGAACACGTTACTGGAATTGGCGCGCAGGTTCAGACGCTGCTGACCTACTCCAACGGCACAACGTCCAAGATGTTTGCGGCGGCTTCAACAAAAATATACGACGCGTCGAACAGTGGGGCGGTGGGCGCTGCTGTTGTGACCGGCCTGACAAATGCATGGTTCCAGTATGTCAACGTCTCCACGGCTGGCGGGAATTTCCTGCTGGCGGTAAATGGGGCCAATAAGCTTCAGGGTTACACGGGTTCCGCGTGGTACGTCGACGGCGATGGAAGCCACGATATAACCGGATTTGACACGGCAACGGCAACGCACATCAACCTGTTCAAAACGCGAATCTGGCTGATTGAGAAAAACTCGCTAAAGGTCTGGTATCTCGGGACGAACGCTATAAGCGGCGCAGCGACATCGATCAACTTTCAGTCCATTGCCCGTAAGGGTGGTTATCTGGTGGCAATGGGCAACTGGACGATTGATGCCGGCGCAGGGGTTGATGATCACGCCGTATTCGTGACCTCAGAAGGTGAGGTGATTGTCTACAAAGGAACAGACCCAGCAAGCGCAAATACTTGGGCATTGGTCGGTGTGTGGGAACTCGGCTCCCCTCTTGGCGCTCGGTGCATGATGAAGCTTGGCGGCGATGTTCTGCTAATGACGCAGGACGGACTACTTCCTTTGTCCGGTGCGCTTCAGTCATCCCGCGTCAATCCCCGTGTGGCGCTTACGGACAAGATACAAGCGGCCGTATCTGATGCCGCGACCCTGTACGGATCGTCTCAGGGGTGGGAGCTTTGCTATTACGCCAAAGCCAACATGCTGCTGATGAATGTTCCTGTCTCTGTTGGATCGCAACAGCAATACGCCATGAACACCATCACAAAGGCATGGTGCAACTTTACTGGCTGGGCGGCGAATTGCTGGACGGTGTTTAACGATGAAATATATTTCGGCGCAAACGGGGTAGTGGGTAAGGCGTGGGACACGTTTGCGGACAACGCGACCAATGTCAATGGGGTTTCCGAGCAGGCTTACAACTACTTCGGGATGCCTGGGGCCATCAAGCAATGGACGATGGCTCGGCCCGTACTGCTGTCTGACGGAATACCGAGCATCAACGCGGCGCTAAACATTGACTTTGATGAATCGTCTGTAAGTTCGCCGTTGTCTTTTACGGGGTCATCGGCCTACGCAACATGGGACTTTGGCAGATGGGGAACTGGGTTGTGGGGCGGCGGTCTTTCAGTCATCAAGCAATGGCAGGGCGTCAATGGGGTGGGTTATGCATCGTCTCTGGCCTTCCGCATTGCAAGCAAGAATATCGAAGTGAAGTGGGTTTCAACGGATTACGTCATGGAAAAGGGCGGTGTCCTCTAAGCTGGTTGTCGGGGCCGATGTGGTCGGCCCTTGGGTTGCAAAGAAATGCCGGATGATCTGGACGCCGGAAAACTCGCAGGCGCTGGGTTTGGAGCGCGATGGCAGGCTTGTGGCTGGGGTTTGGTATGAGGACTATAACCAGCGATCCGTGACGGCCCATATTGCCATTGAAGGGCATATGTCACGTGACTTTCTATTTTCGATATTTGACTACCCCTTCAACCAGATGGGGGTGTCGAAGATTGTTTGTCCGGTTCTTGAGGACAACGAGGAAAGCTTAAATCTGGTGCAGAAATTCGGATTTACGGAGTCGGCAAGACTCAAAGACATTCATCCTGCCGGTGACATGATTTTTTATGTCATGGGTAAGGAAAATTGCAAGTACATTGGAGAACGATATGGGCAAAGACTCACCCGCAGCGCCGCCAGCGCCTGACTACGCCGGAGCCGCACAAGCGACTGCGGCGGGGAATAGGGATGCCGCCATTGCCACTACCGAGGCAAACCGCGTCAATCAATACACGCCTTATGGTTCCCTGACATATCAGCAGACAGGGACCAGCGAACACGGGAATCCATTGTGGTCTGCGACTCAAACCCTGGCCCCCGCACAGCAGCAACTGCTTGACCAACAGAACCAGACCAGCCTCGGGCTTTCGAGCCTCGCAGGGCAGGGGCTTGGCTACGTCAAAGACGCGCTGGGGAACAAGATTACCGCCGCATCGCTTCCTGCGAACATGGTCAATGCCGGCCAGACCGGACAGGATGCGTTGATGGCAAGGTTTCAGCCGCAGATTGACCAGTCCCGTGCAGCGCTGGAGAACAAACTGGCGAATCAGGGCATCACTCTCGGATCTGAAGCCTACAACAACGCCATGCAGACGCAGAACCAATCCGAGAACGATTTGCGTATGCAGGCCGCGCTCAACGGGATCAACGTAGGACAGAACGCGCAGAACCAGCAACTAGCATTGCAGACGGCCTTGCAGAATCAGCCATTGAACATGCTGAACGCTGTCCGCACCGGCTCGCAAGTCACCAATCCGACATTCACCAATGTGCCGCAGCAGCAATTCACGCCTGGGCCGGATTTGCTTGGCGCGGCTGCTGCTCAAAACGGCTACAACATGGGGCTTTATAACTCGCAAGTCGCAGGGAATAACTCGACCATGAACGGGCTATTCGGGCTTGGTGCTGCGGCCATTGGCGCACTCTAAGGAATAACCATGCCGACCGGAAATCCCTTTACCTCCGCGCAAGCCCCGCAAATGCTGATGGGTTCGCCCTATACGGAAGAACAAAACCAAATAGCACGCCAGCAGATGATTGCCGACCTGCTACGCAAGCAATCGCTGGAGCCTGTTGGCGACACGCAAATGGTTGGCGGTTGGGCGGTCCAAAGAAGCCCACTGGAGGGCGCGGCAAAGCTCGCCCAAGCCCTTGGAGCCAACTGGACACAGAACGCCGCTGATGAGAAGAACAAAGCACTTGGCGAGCGTTACAAAACTGACTTGGCAAGTACCTTGCGCTCGGCGCAGGATGCCATGACCGGCACGCCTTCCGCGACCGTTGATGATGAGTCAGGTGGGCATGTAACGCCGGCCAAAGCGGGTTCTACTGCTGGATACTACCAAGCCTTGATGGGCCATCCGGCGACGATGGCAATGGGTATGCAGGGGATGCAGACTGACATGCAGGCAAAGCGCATGGCGCAGATGCTTTTGGGCGGCTCTCCGCAAGCAGGGGCAGAGCAGGGCGCGCAGGCACAAGGCGCGGGACAGCCTTCCCAAACGCAAGCCGGATTTACCGCTCATGGCGTGCCGATGGACATGGCAAACGCAGCACTGGCGCAAGACCCCTCCGGCAAGACGTACATGGACATCGTGCAAAAGCTGCGTGAGCCGAAGATGTCACAGGATGGGAAGGTGCTTACCTATCAAAACACTGGAGGGCAGTGGGGCTATGCTCCGGCCCCTGGATCGGTTGCGGCACAAAAGGCATTCGGGCAGGCGTCTGAAGATGTGAAGAACGCCAACGAACTGATCGACGTTCCACAGTCCGATGGAACCACGGTAAAGATGACCCGCGCACAGGCGCTGCAAAGGCTGCAGCCGCAGCAGCCTCCTAACATGAGCAATGTGAAATCCAACTTTGTCGGAAACCGTGCCGAAACGCAAAAACTGATCGATCTGATCCCTGACCCCAAAGAGCGCGCCACAGCACAAGCAGCTTTAGAGCGAGACGGCGTAAAGCTTGGCGTTACACAATCCCCTGCCGCCAAAGCCGGCGCAGAAGTTGAAGCCAAGGCCGAAGCAGAAAAGAAAGTTGGCGCACCGCAGGCCGTGTTCAAGGTTCAGCAGGCCGTCGGAACGATCGACAACGCCTTGAAGCAAGTCGGCTACATGAAGACCCATCGCGGCCTCGGAAACATTACGGGTTCGATAATGAGCCAAATTCCTAACGTCTCCGATGTGGCGGCAAACGCCCAAGCCGACCTTGATACGCTGAAATCACAGATCGGCGTGCAAGTGCTGAATGCCATGCGCGAAGCGTCGAAGACGGGCGGCGCGGTTGGTAGCGTCACAGAGAAAGAATGGCCGATTCTGCAAAACCAACTTGGATCACTTCAGCAATCCCAATCGACCACGCAATTCAAAAAACGGCTTGAAGACGTTGAAGCCACGCTCGGCAGGGTGAAAGCAAGCTACCTGCAAGAGTACAAGGGCAACTATCCCAAGTCCGAAAACCCGATCCAATCTGGCGGGCAGATCGATGACCTGCTAAACAAATACGGTGGCTAGACATGGCTGATATTGCCAAACTTGAGCGCGCACTGATCAACGCTGACGCCGCCGGAGACGTAGAAGCCGCGAAAGCTTTAGCCGCTGAGATTCGCCGCGTTCGCTCGTCTCCGGAGTCTGCTGCCGTTGCTGGCCCGCGTGAAGGCGCGAAAGCCATGAAGTCCTTTGCCGATGAAGTTCGCGGTGGGCTTGCTTCGGCACCGATCAACCTCGCCCTTGGAATCAAGCAAGGTGTGGCGGGGCTGACTCCGGTTGAGCAAGACGTTCTGGCTCAAAACAAGGAAGCCCAAAGCGCCGCACCTATGGCATCGCTTGCCAGCAACCTGCTGACCTATGCTCCCATCGCAATGGCCCCAGGCGCAAACACGATTGCTGGCGGTGCGGCTTATGGGGCGATGCAGGGACTTGCCCAGCCTGTCGAAGAAGGCGAAAGCCGGCTGAAGAATGCGGGTGCTGGGGCTTTGGGTGGTGCGGCAGTCCCGTTTATGATCCGTGGTGGCAAAGCGGCAAAGGCGGCGCTTGTAGACCCATTCACTGAGGCCGGCAGGGATCGCATCGCCGGAAGTGTTATTAACCGTGCTTCTGCCGATCCGCAGGCCGTAGCAGCGCGGTTGCAAACCGTTCAAGGCGCTACGCCTGGATTCGTGCCGAGCGCAGGACAAGCGGCCGGAGACGCAGGATTAGCCTCTCTTGAGCGAACTATCCGCGCCATTGACCCAAAACGATTCGATGCGCTTGATTCCTCGCAACGCGAGGCACTTGCTGCGGCGGTTCGCGGGGTTGCCAAGGATGATGTGGCGAAGGCTGCGGCAGTAGCGGCCCGCGAGCAGGCGGTGAACCCGCTTTACACGCAAGCAAAGCAGGCTGTCGTTCCGGTTGATCAAACCATTGCCGAATTGATGCAGCGCCCCGCTGTGCGGCAAGCAATGGGAGAGGCTGTCACCAATGCGTCGAACAAGGGCGGGTCGATTGGCGTAAGCGCAACTGCACCGGCCCCTATTGGCGTACTTGATGCCTCTGGAAACATGATTATGTCCCAGGGCAACTCCGGAACACTGAACGGAAACGCCTTGCACGAAATCAAGATGGCGCTGGATTCGGCCAAAGACTTCAACCCGATGGGCGGCGCAAACAAAGCGCAGTCCTCTGCCGTTGGAGCTGCTGCTAGTGACTTCCAGAACTGGCTTGAATCCAAGATTCCGGAATACGGCCAGGCAAAGCAAACCTTCGCCCAAATGTCCCGCCCCATCAACCAAATGGACATCGGCAGGGAATTTGAAAAGCGCCTGATTCCTGCGCTGTATCGGGATATGGATTCGCCCGCACAACTGAACGCCGCCGCCTATGCGCGTGCGCTGACCGATCAGGGCGACGATATTGCTCGGAACGTGACCGGCATGAAAGGCACAACGCTTCCGAAGATTATGGAACCCGACCAGATGCAGGCATTGCAGGGCGTAGCTTCAGACTTGCAAATGATGAAAGCCGCAGAAAACGCAGGGCGCGGGGTTGGGTCTGATACTGTGCAGAAAGCGTCCATGAGTCACTTGGCAGCAGAAGCCGGAATTCCAAACTGGATGGCGTCGATTGCTCGCGTCCCTGGTGGGTGGCTTAAGCGTGCCGGCGACGCGGTATATGGAAACGCCGATGAAGCCGTGCGGGTAAGGCTTGCTGAAATGTTGGCGAATCCGCAAGGAACGGCGCAGGCCATGAACGCGGCCGGCGCAACCCCATCAAAGCTTGCCGAAGCCCTGAAGAAAATATCTATCGGCGCAGGGCAGGGAACCGGAGCCTATTTAACGGCTCAGTGAGTCTTTCTCGCCCCATCGGTGCTTCAGCAGTATTTGTTTCAAGCGGCTTTCCGGCATCTTGTGCCATACCAGCCAGCGGATGCCAAGGCAGATCACGCCAAAGAGTAGCAGCGAAAAAAACGGCTTGAGTATTACGGCAAGCAGCCAAGGTTCCATCCAGTCATCGTAGCACACAACCCGCCAGGAGAATTTAATGGCCCGTAACGGTTCAGGGACGTATTCGCTCGCCAATACCGCATCGATCACCACAGGGGGAACCATTTCGTCTACGGACATGATGGCAACCCTGACCGACATCGCCAATGCGCTGACCGGCTCAATTGCGAAAGACGGACAAACAACGCCGACTGCAAATCTTCCTATGGGAGCGAATAAGCATACTGGCGTAGCTGCTGCCACGGCATTCACGGATTACGCAAGAGCCGATCAGGTGCAGAACTCAGCATTAACGTGGCTGACATCGGTTTCAGGAGCAGACACAATCTCTGCGGCGGCGACAATTGCTCCAGCAGCATACGCAGCCGGCCAGACATTCAGGTTTGTATCTGTTGGCGCAAACACGGGGGCTGTAACGCTAAACGTCAATTTGTTGGGTGCCAAGGCTGTAACCAAGAACGGAACCACTGCTTTGGTATCTGGCGACATACCCTCTGGAGAGGTTGTAGAGGTTGTCTATGACGGTACGCAGTTCCAGCTTGGAACTCCGCTCCTTGGTTTGAGGGCTACAGATATTGGAGTAACCGTCCAAGGCTACGATGCAGATACGCTCAAGGCAAACACGACTAAAACTTTGACCGCAGGGTTCGCCGCGACTCCATACAACGCTGGCACCAAGTCGAGCGGAACATTTACTCCAGACGAGGCCAATGGCAACTTCCAATACTGCGTCAACGGTGGTGCCTTCACTCTTGCGCCGCCGACGAACAACTGCACGATGATCCTCCAGATCACAAACAACGGAAGTGCTGGCGCGATCACTACGTCTGGATTCACGAAGGTCACTGGTACCGCACCTGGGACAACCAACGGTGATGACTTCCTCGCGTACATCACCAAGATCAACGGGTTCTCCCACCTGTCCTGGCAGGCGCTGCAATGACGTTTCCGTTTCCGATCATCGCCCCTTCTGCGGGGTTTGATTTCTCTGCCACGATAAGCGCAGACACGGCGAACTACAACCTAAAGACACAGGCTATTGCGGCAGGGTGGGATCAAGTTCTTCCCCTGCGCGCAAGCATCACAATCGATTCTGGCAAGTATGTCTATTCAACAAGCACTGGCACGCCTGCCTTTGATACAGGAAGCACGTTCCCTTCCGATTCCTACCTAGCCATCACCAACAATGGATATATCTATGGTGCTGGCGGCTCTGGCGGTAATGGCGGTGCAGACAATGGCGGCAATTCCGGCGGTAACTTTGCTACCAGTGGGTCCGCTGGCGGTCTTGCAATGGCATGTGCTCTCGCTACCACTTTCGTCAATAACGGCGAAGTTGCTGGCGGTGGCGGTGGCGGCGGCGGCGGCGGCGGTTGCTTTACCGGAAGTACGGGTGCCGGTGGAGGTGGTGGTGGTGGACGCGGGTACAACGGAGGTTCTGCTGGAGGTGCCGGAGGTGGGTCTGCTCCAGGCAGTGCTGGTACAGCAGGAACAAAACTTGCCGTCGGAACGGGTGGTGCGCCAGGGGCAGGGGGGTCTGGAACCGGCGGGAACGGTGGTGCTCTAGGAACTGCAGGATCAACGGGTTCGTCTGGAACTACGGGGCCAACATGGAATAACCCTGGAAGCGGAGGCGCTGCTGGAGCCTGTCTCTCGGGTAAAGCATTCGTCAATAGCGGGGTGGGGATCAGCGGCACAACCTACGGAACGCAGTCATAAAATTTCCGGAAAAGATGCAATACATATTCATTATGCCTAAAGGAACGCCATGATAGTTTGGCCTGGATTACGAAAATCCGGTAGCGCGATACGCCGCCTGTTCAACTCTGCCTCGTTCGACGCACCGCTCACCTACACCGCCGTACCGACTCGCGCCGCCACCGGCACCGCCGCCACCTTCACCCGCGCCACGACCAAGACCTTCACCGACAACGAAGGCGTATTGCGCACGGCACCGGCAGGGTGTGCGGCCTTTACGGGCGCGAGGTTTGTGCGGAATCTGCTGCCGAGTACGGAAGGCGCGTTTGACGCAGGGGCGGGGTGGACTGTACTTAATGGAACTGTTACGCCTAATGTCAGCGATCCAAATGGCGGTACTTCCGCATATACACTGAAACAAACCGGGGCAAGTTCATGTGAGCTATACCCGACAACGCCATTCTCCGGGTCTGTACTGTCTAGCGTATGGATTCGCAGGCGCACAGGGACGGGAACTATATTCTTGTACGGCGGTGACACGGTGACAAATATCACAGCCTCTGTAACAAGTGAATGGCAACGCATACCAAGCAATCCAACGAACTCTAGCGCAGTTGGGTTTGACTTGCGGCTACTCGATGCTAACGATGAGATTGATTTTTGGCGCCCGCAATCAGAAAACATCACCGGACGCGCAGACCAGACCACGCCGAGCGAGTATGTGAGTGTTGGGGTGTTGTCGGCACCCTACCACGGCGCAGGCGTCGATGGCGTCAAATACTTCGACACCGACCTCGACGGGAATCCGCTCCCAACCTCCGCAACCTACGATGCCGTGTGGCTGAACGGTGTTGCGGGGACGTATGTCTCGACGCCGGATAGTGTGGCTGCGAGTATTACGGGGGATATTGATATTCGGGTGAAGGCGGCGTTGAATGATTGGACTTCGGGTGCGGGTTCTTGTTTAGTGGCAAAAGCAGACGGATCGGGGGGTGATTGGGCGTTTGAGTTTCTTGTTTTAACCTCTGGTGCG